GCATGGTCGCCGCTGCGTAACCGTAACGGGTAACACCCCCTTTCTTAAATAGGGGGGTAGTTACCCCGTTACGATAGTTCCTACGCCCTGCCCCGGTAACTTTTTGAAAAAGTTACGTTTAGTTACTCTTGCTTTTTTCCCACTCAAAAAAAGTTACGCTCCGTTACTGCCGGATAATTCTTAGCGTCTTACAAAAACTATCCTTAGTATTCCTCCAGTTACCGCCCGTTACCGAGCGATTTTCCGCGCGTAACCAATAATCCCGCTTGCCGTAACGCCGCGCCAGTTACGCCGTTACCGAAGCCCACACTTCGCGAGCCGAAGAGCGTTTGCATGGTCGTCATGCGACACAATCCACCCGTGCTCATGGCTCGTGATGACCTCGGCGGTCAGCAGCTCGGCGATAATCTTCCCCGTCGCCGTGGGCTTCGTGAGCTGGTTCGCCGACGCCTCGGACATCCCCATGTGCTCGACGAGGTAGGCCCTGAGAGCGGCTCGCGAGAGGTACGGCGACCCGTCGCGCTCCTCGGCGCCCGACGCCCACCACGCGCCCTCGAAAACCTTGCGGTGCTTCTCCAGTTTTCCGTCGGCCTTCTTCTTCGGAGCTGCGGCGACCTCGCCTTCGGCCAGCATGAAGACCGCGCCCTTGACCTCGTCGCCGTCCTCGTCGCACCAGCCGAGCGGCACGGGGACGAGCCGCCCGACGAACGGGGCCGGGGGCTCGGCATCCTTCATCTTCGCACAGCTCACCTCGATGGCCCCGTCCTCGCCCTTCGCGACGAGGATCGACGCATCGAGCGAGGCCTTCCACGCGGAGCTTCCGCGAGCCCTACCCTTCGCGTCGACGTTGTGGCCGATGTGATGATTCAGGATGACCGTCGAGCGAAGCGCCGCCGCGACGACGTTGCAGCTTGAGAACATGCCGCGCACGTCGCGCGCGCTGTTTTCGTCGCCTGCCATGTGGTTGTTAACGGTGTCGACAATCAGGCAGTCCACGTCGCCGGACGTGAGCTCGCGCACTGCGCGAAGTATCTCCGCCGCCGCGCTCGGGCTGTCGAGGTCGAGGGCCTTGTTGCTGACGAGAAGCTCGTCGAGGTCGGTGCGACCGTGCAGCGTCGCCCACGCGGCCACGCGCTGCCGGAAGCCGAAGTTGCCCTCGCCGCAAAGATAAACGACGACGCCCTTCTTCGCCCGCCGCCCGTGCCAGTCGAGGCCGCACGCGATGCGACACGCCATGTCGAGAGTGACAAACGTTTTGCCAGCGCCGCTTTCGCCGAAAACCATGGTGACGCCCGACTCGGGCACCCAGCCCTTGATGAGCCATCGGAGCGGCGAGGGCTCGGCGAGGAACGACGTTGCACGGGTTAGGAAGTAGGCCGAAGAGCGCTCCTCGACGAGCACGTCGTCGGCCATCGCAGCATTCGCCGCCGTATCGTGCTCGGGCTCGTAGCGCGCGATCGACTCGGCAATCTGCCGGACCTCAGAGGCGGGAAGCGGCACCTCGCACCGCGTCTCGTTCGCGACTGCGAGCGCGGCGAGAATCTCCGCCCTAGTCATGCCGTGATGCCGCATGGCCCCGGCAAGCGCCGCGAGGCCCGCGTTGCGATTGCCGGTGATGAGCTCGGCGCCGACGACGGCAGGCTTGCGCGGCTCGGGGCGCAGCCCTTCGAGCCAGCGCGCCGAGAGGGCCATCGGAGGCACGCCGTCGAACGGGTCGCTCGACACCTCCCACCGATACTCGCGTCCCTCGATGCGCGAAGGGAACGCGAGGAAGTAGCGCCCGTCGGCGAGCAAGTCGATGCCGTCGCGCAGCTTGCAGCTCCGCACCCCGTCGACGTAGCCAGCCAGGTAGTGCTGCCCGCCGCCTGCGGTGAGCTGAACGGCTCCGTCGCCCTGCGCCCCGCGCTCGTCGGTCCACGAGCTCCAGGAGTCGTCGCCGCCGTTGCGCGGGTCGATGTCGAGCACGACGAGCCCGGAGCGCGAGCCCGCTGCGATGGCGAGGTTCAGGTCGTCGCGGTTCTCGAACCATCGCGTGATTTGCCCGGTGTCGGTAGTCGCGTCGTGGACTCCGTGCGCGCAGGCGGGGAGCTTGCTGTTCGGCAAGATGGGGAGCACCGGCCAGCCCCAGCTTGCGTAGGCGAGCGCCGCTTCGAGCGGGGTCACTGCTGCGCCTCCAGATAGGCGCTCAGCGCCGCAAGCGTCGAGTGCTTGGGGTCAGTGTTTTTCCCGTCGCGAATCCTCGCGATGGAGTTCGGATGCAGCCCGGTCGCCGCTGCGACGGCATCGAGCCGCCGATCCTGCAAACGCCTGCGAATTTCCGTGAATGTCAACATGTTTAGTCTCCTCGGCGGGAATACTATCACGACGAGCGCCGAACATCGCAAGAAACTTTTTCTAACTCCGAATGTCTGAAGAAAAGCAGGGCATGAGAAAAAACGACAGGCAGCGATGAAAAAAGGTTGCGCGCCGACGGGGCGTGACGTATAGTCTCTTCATCGAGCCAAACGGAATCACCCGACCGGCGAGACGAACGAGAATCATCATGAGCATCGCAATCGAATTTGCCGCACAAGCCACGGCGCTCACGACGTGGCGCGCCGCCAACCCAAGGGCGCGGCGGTCGCGTGCGACCGCCATCGTCCACAACGGAGCGCGGCAGACAATCTATGGTTGCGTATGTGGCGCGAGCCACAGTGCTTCCACCGACTGGAACGGGCGCAACGCCCGGCACGTATGCGAGTGGAGAGCACTCCACGAAAATTGCATCATTGTCGCCGTTGCAGCCATGGCGGTGTCGCTGTGATCTACCTCAACGCTCCAGGCGTGGCGCTCGTCGCCACCGAGTGCGCGGTCTGCGCACGACCACTTCTCGACGCCGTGAGCGTCGAATCGGGCATCGGCCCCACCTGCCGCAAATACATGGCTGGCGAGCAGTCCCCGGCAGACTGGGCGGCATTTGCCGGCTTTATACCTGCTGCGCTCCGCGAGGCTCTTGCGAGCCGCCTCGGCGACGCTCGCTCCTGCGCTAACCTCGTGACTCATCGAGTCGCCAGCGGCGCGCTGAGCGCGTCAGAGGCGCTCCCGATGCTGGTCGCGCTCGGCTTTCATCGCCTCTCGGCGGCGGTCGCCAAGGGCTCCGTCGGCTCGGTCATCATCGCCGTCGAAGGCGATCGCCTCGTCGTCAAGGCTCCCTACGCCGACGGATTCGGTCGTGCGCTCCGAGCCGCAGCCTACGGCTCCCGATGGGAGCCGACAAGCAAGCGATGGTCCGTGCCCATCGCGGCAAAGCCGGGGCTCTGGCGAGCCCTGCGAGAGACCTACCCAGGGGCGCTCCTGAGCGGCCCGCAAGGACTCTCAACTATCCCTGCCTGACACCCCGCCCGCTCCCTACCCAGGGGCGGGCCTTTCGGGTGCAAGCACCCGGAATCACCCGAACGCTTGCGAACGAGAATCACCATGGAAATCAAGAATCTGACTCAGCACGCGCCAACCTCCGACCAAGTCGGCGTCGGTCCCGTGGACCCTCACGCCGTGGCGTTGCTTAACTTTGCCGCGCCGCCAAGCGCCGTGGAGATTAACACGCGCGCCGTTGCGCTCGCGGCACTTGCGAGCGGCTACGCCTCCGCGATGATCGGCGGGGCTCCCTACCTCATGGGGCCGCTCTGCGCGGCCCTTAAGTCGATCGGCGTGTCTCCGCTCTTCAGCTTCACCGAGCGCAAGTCGGTCGAGAAGGTCGGGCTCGACGGCTCAGTGACGAAGACCTCGGTCTTCGCGCACGTCGCATGGATTGCCGTCTGATGGCCATCTCAGTCAAACGCACCTCCGCACTCACCCAGGGCGGGGTCAAAATCCTAGCCTACGGGCAAGCCGGGGCAGGCAAGACGACGCTCATCGCGTCGCTGCCTAGTCCCATCACCCTCAGCGCTGAAGGCGGTCTCCTGGCCCTCCAGGGCGCGGACCTGCCGTTCATCGAAATCGGCAGCATGGCCGATCTCCACGAGGCTTACTCGTGGCTCGTGTCATCGGAAGAAGCGAAGGCGTTCGCGTCAATCGCCATCGACTCTATCAGCGAGATCGCGGAGGTCTGCCTCATCGCAGAGAAGCGAATCGCGAAAGACCCGCGCCAGGCGTACGGCGCGATGATCGACGCGATGTCGGAAGTGATTCGCGCCTTCCGCGACTTGCCGAGACACGTTTACGTGTCCGCGAAACTCGACAAATCGGCGGATGAACTCGGCAAGGTGGCCTACGCGCCATCGATGCCAGGCGCGAAGCTCGGCCAGGCCCTTCCGTATTTTTTCGACGAGGTGCTCGCCTTGAGGGTCGAACGCTCGGAAGCAGGCGAGCCCGTTCGCGGGCTTCAGACGCAAGGAGATGGGATTTGGACCGCAAAAGACCGCTCCGGCAGGCTCGATGCATGGGAGCCCGCCGATCTCGGGGCGGTGATTCGCAAGATTGGCGGTGCGAAGTGAGCCGCGAACTCGACGACCTCGCGCACCAATGGTGCGTCGCGAAGGCCGAAGAGGCGAACGCAGTGGCGCATCGCCGCGCAATCGAGGACCGTCTCGTCGCGCTCCTTGCCATCCCCGAGGGCAAAGAGGGCACCACTAACGCGAGCACCGAGCAGGGCTACACGATCAAAATCGTGGGGCGGCTCAATCGCAAAGTGAACGCCGACAGGCTCCAGGAGCTAGCAGCCGAGCACGGCCTGAGCGAGCACCTGAGCGCGCTCTTTCGCTGGAGCGCAGACATCAACGCAGCCGCGTGGAAGAGCGCGGCAGAGGCCATCACAGCCCCGCTACTAGGGGCAATAACGACGACCGCAGGGCGTCCCAGCTTCTCAATCTCGACGAAAGACAAGTAAAATGGAATTCTCATTCGACACCTCCGAAATCCCAGTCTCCGACCGCTCCTTCGACCTCATCCCGGCGGGCTGGTACGCCGCGACAGTCACAGGCGCGGAGAGCCGCGACACGAAGTCAGGCACGGGGAAATACCTGCGCATCGAGTTCACCCTCGCCGACCCGGCAGGCCGCAAGGTGTGGAGCAATTACAACGTTAAAAACGACAACGCAGCCGCCGAGACCATCGGTCGGCAGCAGCTCGCCGAGGTCGTGCGAGCGATCGGCAAGAAGACGATTCGCGACACCGACGAGCTCCTCGGCTGCGTGCTTTCGATAAAGGTTAAGATTCGCGACGCCGCGAACGGTTACGAAGCGTCGAACGAGGTCGCAGCCGCGAAGGCCATCGAAGGCTCCGCGCCGCCGAAGGCTGCGGCACCGGCGAAGGCCTCGCCGCCGTGGGCCAAGAAGTGAGCGAGCCGACTCGGGAGCCGTCGCCTGCGGGCGGCTCCCCGGTTCGGGTGGGCGACCGCTTCGGGCGGCTGCTCGTCACCCTGACGAGCCCGCTCGTCGCGCTCTGCGACTGCGGCCAGCTCGTCACGAACCGCAAGGCGTACCACCTCGCGCACAACCGCCTTCGGAGCTGCGGGTGCCTGCGCCGCGAGCGCATCGCGGTCCCGCACGATTCGGCAACGTGGCGAGACATCCGCTGCCTGAATCCGGCGGACAAGGTGAGGTACCAGCGCTTCGCAGTCGTTTGCAAGCGCTGCAATCACCCGAGCGAGGTCGGCTACCCCGCGCTCGTCACGCGCAAGGTGCCGCTCCACGGCTGCACACGTTGCGCCGTTGCGCACCGCAAGAGTCGCTGGGCTATCCCAGCAGAAGACGCCGCTAAGGCGGCACGTAGAGCAGCAGCGAAGGCTGTTGCGGGAGATGAGTCATGAGCAACACGTTCACAAAAGGTGAGGCGCGCGCGTTTGGGCAGCTTTTGGCAGGTTTCAACGGCAGTCCCCGAGCCGATCTGGGCACCATCCGGGCAAAATGGAAGCGCAACGTCGTTGCCGTCCACGACGTACCGGCGCTGCTTGCGCAAATTAAGGAGCTGGCCCGCGAGCGCGACAAGCTCGCCATCCTCGCCGAGCTGTCCGATGGATACCAGCGCGAGCGCGACGAAGCGCTAGCGAAGATGCGAGGAGCCTTGCGCGCCGCGGAAAGGCGCGAGCTGGAAGCATTGGCGGAGCTCGACGAAGCCCGCGCACAGCTCGCAGCCGCCGACACTGGCAGTCCATGCGACGGGCACCGCCACTGCTGCGCAGACCGGCGCAGACTCGCAGAGGAGCTGTTGCGAGTTCGAGCGGAGCGCGACGCGCTCAAGGAGAAGCCATGAAAATCCCTGAACCCAAGCACACCGTCGCGCTCCTGCTTGCTGCCGAAAGCGAGCGCGCTCTGACCGCCGAAGAGCGCCTAGAGCAGATGACCCGCGAGCGCGACGAAGCCCGCGCACAGCTCGCAGCCGCCGACACTGGCGCACCCTGCGATGGGCACCGGCATTGCTGCGCGGATAGGCGCAAGCTCGCGGAAGAGCTGTTGAGAGTCAGAGCGGAGCGCGATGCGCTGAAAGAGAAGCCATGAAAATCCCCGAACCTAAGCACACCGTCGCCGCGCTCATCGACGCCGCGCACGAGGCGAAGCGGGCTTCGCACGAGGAGTGTTTTCGCCCGCACATGGGAGCGAGCACGCTCGGCGAGAAGTGCGAGCGTAAGCTGTGGCTCGGCTTCCGCTGGGCGGTGCGCGAGCGCTTCCCTGGCCGCATCCTGCGCGTGTTTCGACGAGGGCACCGCGAGGAGGAGACCGTCGTCGAAGACCTCAAGGCGATCGGCTGCAAGGTGCGCGCAACGGGCACCGCGCAGACGCGCGTCGAGTTCGGCTCGCACGTGAGCGGCTCGATTGACGGCATCATCACCGCAGGCGTGCCCGAGGCACCGAAGAAAGCCCACGTGCTCGAAATCAAAACGCACGCTCGCAAGTCGTTCGACTCGGTCGAGAAGGACGGCGTCGAGAAAGCGCACCCGAAGCACTACGCGCAGGTGCAAGCGTACATGCTCGGCACGGGCGTCGACCGCGCGCTCTACGTCGCCGTCTGCAAGGACGACGACAGACTCTACATCGAGCGCATCGAGCTCGATAAGGAGCGCGCCGAGAAGCTCGTCGCCCGAGGGCGTCGCATCGCGACTGCCGACGAGATGCCGCCGCCGATCTCGACTGACCCGACGTGGTACGAATGCAAGTGGTGCTCGGCGCACGATCTCTGCCACGGCTCGAAAGTGACCGCCGAGGTCAACTGCCGCACCTGCGCGCACTCGACGGCGACGCCCGAGAGCACGTGGACCTGCGCACGCAACGGCGACCACGTGATGCCGACCGACTGGATGCGCGAGGCTCACGAGTGCCACGCGCTGCACTGCGACCTCGTGCCGTGGCCGGTCGCTTACGTCGAGGGCGGCGCCGCGGTGCACACGATCGACGGCGTCGAGGTGCGAGGCTTCGCATCGACTGAAATCGTCGCGAATCCGAAGGCGTGCGTCGACGCAAACGTAGTCCGGTTACGGGAGAAGTTCAGCGGAAGGATACTCGGATGAAGCTCCGCATTTACCAGCAACGCGCGATCGACCAGCTCTACGACTGGTTCCGCGCGGGCAACGTCGGCAACCCGTGCCTCGTTCTGCCGACCGGCTCGGGGAAGTCGCACATCGTCGCCGCGCTCTGCGAAGACGCGCTCACGCAATGGCCCGAGACGCGCGTTTTGATGTTGACTCACGTCAAAGAACTCATCGAGCAGAACGCCGCGAAGCTGCGCGCACACTGGCCCGGTGCCCCGATGGGAATCTTCTCCGCCGCCATCGGGCGGCGTCAGCTCGGCGAGCCGATTACCTTCGCGGGCATCCAGTCGATTCGCAAGCGAGCCGCCGACGTGGGGCACGTCGATCTCGTCATCATCGACGAGGCGCATCTCGTCTCGCACAAGGATGAGGGCGGCTACCGCGACTTCCTCGCCGACCTCGCCGAAATCAACCCCGCGCTGCGCGTCGTAGGGCTCACCGCGACGCCTTACCGCCTCGGGCACGGGATGATTGACCAAGGCGGCGCGCTCTTCTCCGCGACCCTTGAGCCTGTCGGAATCGACGAGCTCGTCCACCAGGGGCACCTCGTCCGCCTGCGAAGCAAGTGGACCGAGGTAGGGCTCGACGTAGACGGCGTGCACACGCGCGGCGGCGAGTACATCGAGAGCGAGCTGCAAGCCGCCGTCAACACCCGCGACCAGAACGAGCGCATCGTGCGCGAGACAATCGTCCTCGCAGGCGACCGCAAGTCATGGCTGTTCTTTTGCTGCGGCGTCGACCACGCCCGCGACGTTTGCGCCGTGCTGAATCGCGAGGGAATCGCAGCGGAATGCGTGACCGGAGACACGCCGAAGAAGGAGCGCGAGCGAATCATCGGAGAGTTCAAAGCGGGGAGGCTGCGCGCGCTCACAAACGCAAACGTGCTCACGACGGGCTTCGACCATCCGTCCGTCGACTGCATCGCCATGATGCGCCCGACCCTCTCACCGGGGCTCTACGTGCAGATGGCGGGGCGTGGAATGCGGCCCGCCGAGGGCAAGGCCGATTGCCTCGTCCTCGACTTCGCGGGCGTCATCGAGACGCACGGCCCTATCATGGACGTGCGCCCGCCGAACAAAGCGAAGAAGGGCAACGGCGAGGCCCCGGTGAAAGTTTGCGAAGCCTGCAACGAGCTCGTTAACCCGTCGGCGCGCGTTTGCCCTGCCTGCGGAAACGAGTTCCCCGCGCCCGAAGAGGCGACGCTCGTTCTGCGCGATGTTGACATCATGGGAGGCCCCGAGTCCGACGTGCGCGAGCTTGACGTCGACTCTTGGGAATGGCGTCGGCACGTCGGGCGGAGTTCGGGCAAAGAGTCGCTGCGCGTGCGCTACTACAGCGGCCTCACCGATTCGGTCGACGAGTACTTGACGATCGCCCACGACGGCTACGCGGGCGACAAGGCCCGGCGACTGCTCGCGCGCGTTGCCACCGACGCGGGCCTGTCGCCTGGTTGGGCTCTTTCGAGCGACCTCGACGAAGTAGCACGCATCATGAATTCCGCTTCGTCTCCGAGTGTGGTAAGATACACGCAACGCGGCAAGTTTGCCGAGATACTGACCAGGAGATGGACGCATGAGCGCCGTCACGAAGTGGCTTGAAGTCCTCGCCAATCCTCCACGATGCTGCGCATCGTGCGACCATTACGCCACCCATTCGGGCGGCTTCGAAGAAGGTGCATCATGCAAGCAGTACGGAGCAAAGCCGCCCCGCGAGTACGTCGAGGAGCCAAACGATTGCCCGCTATGGGCGGACCTGCTGCCGTTCTGACGCGCACGGAGCACGTCGAGCAGCGAGAGCTCGTCTCATGGTTTCGGCAGACGTTCGCAGGCGTGCGCATCCTCGCCA